CTTGCAGCGTTCAAGGGACCAGAGCCTTGGCAAGCAGAAATCCTCAGTCGGATTCGCGACGGCCTTCCACTTTCCTCTGCGATCCAATTAGCCACCGCCTCCGGCCACGGGGTCGGCAAAAGCGCGCTCGTCTCCTGGATCTTGATCTGGGCGATGGCCACCAAGCCCGATACCCGAGGCGTGGTGACAGCAAACACCGAAACCCAATTGAAGACGAAGACCTGGGCCGAGCTGGGTAAGTGGTTCCATATGTTCCTTGGAAGGGAACACTTCAAGCTTACCGCAACCGCCCTCTTTGCGAACGATGAAACTCATGAGCGAACCTGGCGAATTGATTTGGTGCCTTGGTCCGAACGTAATACTGAGGCCTTCGCGGGATTACATAATCAGGGACGACGGATCGTTGTTATATTCGATGAGGCTTCAGCTATACCTGACATTATTTGGGAGACGACTGAAGGTGCGCTTACCGACGCCAATACAGAGATTATTTGGTGTGTCTTTGGAAACCCAACTCGAAACACCGGAAGATTTAAAGAATGCTTCCCTGGAGGTTTGCACTCTCGCGCTTGGCGCACCTACCAAGTCGACTCCAGATCCATCTCCTTCACCAATCACCAACAAGTAACGGAGTGGATCAACGCCTACGGCGAGGATTCCGACTTTGTCCGCGTTCGTGTCCGTGGCGTCTTCCCACGCACTGGCGAGATGGAGTTCATCTCTGCCGAGGTGGTGATGGAGGCAGTTGCAAGGGAAGCCATCTCCCACGATCACGAGCCGCTCGTTATCGGAGTCGACGTTGCTCGCTATGGAGACAACGAAACAGTAATCTACGTTCGCAAGGGAAGAGATGGCCAAACTTACCCACCTGTGCGCCTACGTGGCGCAGATGTTATCAAAGTGGCGAGTAAGGTTTCAGAGGTCTCAACGCAATACAATGCTGACGCGATCTTCGTTGACGGGGGAGGCGTGGGTGGTGGTGTCGTTGATTGCCTTCGCAATCTTAGTATACATTGCTTTGATATTAATTTCGGCGCTAAGTCCGACGGCACTCACATCTCCACCGAAACTCAGGGAATGATGTTTGCGAACAAGCGCGCCGAAATGTGGGGCGCGATGAAGGAGTGGCTGAAGACCGGTGCTATTATCAACGACCCCGATCTTCGCGCTCAACTCGTCGGCCCCACATACACATTTAACTTAAGGAACGAAATCGTTCTCGAAAAGAAAGAGGACATGCGAAAGCGCGGGCTCGACTCCCCAGATCTGGCCGATGCGTTGGCTCTGACCTTCGCCTATCCAATCGCAATGCACCTCGGTGCCGGTGGCCACTTTACGAACCCGAAGGTCGAGACGGAGTATGATCCGATCGCGATGTTTGAGAAGGAGATCGGGCACCAGCGGCCATATAACCCCTATGCGAACGTGGAGGCAGCGTGAGCTGGTTCGAAGGAAAGGTCAGAGCAAACGGAGAGCAAACATGAAGGAGAACGCGTGATGAGCTTCGGAGGCGGCCCTCCCCCAGCGATGATGGCCCCACCCACCCCTGCGCCGCCAATGCAGATGACGCAACCAACCTCTGCTAAGCCCCAAAAGAAACCTTCCGCGGCATCCTTCATCGGCGAAGCCCTTACCCCAGGTCAGGCTGAGACTGGCACCCGATCCCTGATCGGTGGAGCACCAACGCCCCTAGGAAGATAATGGCCACCGTCCCCGGCACGCCCGACAACATTACCACCCTCCACCCGGCATTCCGGCCCACTGATGCGGATATACTTCAGGCTGCTTCAATTGTATATGGGCGGCAGCAAGCAGCCGAGAGCCAAGTAGAAACAGATTCGTCGAAGGGGCCTCAGAAACTGGCTGCCGCGACTCCCTTACCGGCCTCTATTGAAGATGCTCTGACCAGCTACGATAAAGGCCAGCTAAACGCAGCGGGGGTTCGAAAGGTCATGACGCCGACTGGTTGGGACATCCGATTTGGCCGAGGTCGAATGGAGCATCAGTTGATCGACCCGGCAGGAAATTATCATTGGGAGAGGGACATTAGGTAATGGCCACCGCCCAATACGGTCCAGGTCGCGGCCGAAACATCTCAGCGCAGGACGATCGCGGCGCTGAGATCTACCGTCTTCCGCCGAAAGAGGATATGGACCTGCGCAAGCAGGCTGAGGGGAGATTGATAGGTCTACGTGTCAACCGTTATTCTTGGTGGGTTCACTGGCGCGAGTGCGCCGACTACATGCTACCTCGCCGTTACAAGTGGATCATTACCCCGAACCAGATGTCTCGAGGTTCCCCTATTAACCAGCATATCCTTGATTCTACTGGTAGTCTTGCTGCTCGTAATCTTGCTGCGGGAATGATGACTGGCTGTACAGATCCAACCAAGCGTTGGTTCAGGTTGAGGGTTGGCCGAGAAGACTCCACGATGACCTCGCCCACGTCCTTGTGGCTCTCTGAGTGTGAGCGCATCCTCAACCTGATTTTTCAAGAGTCCAACTTCTATCCGGCAATGGCCGTCCTCTACTTCGACCTTGTCATCTTCGGCACCGGAGTGATGATCATCTACGAGGACTACGATAATGTTATTAGGTGTTATAACCCCTGTCTTGGTGAATTCTATCTCGACAATGACCAGAGTTTTTGGCCTGCGGTTATGTATCGGGAGTTTACGCTTACAATCGACCAATGTGTTAGGGAGTTTGGCATTGACGCCGTATCACCTTCCACTGCAAGGCTTTATAAAGAAGGTGGTGCTAGTCTCACCCGCGAACTCGTCGTAGCCCACGGAGTCGAACCAAATGACGACGCCAGAAAGTTCGGTATCCCCGAACACTTCAAATATCGAGAAGTTTATTGGGAATGGATGGGTACCGCTTCACCTCAAGGGGGAGCCTCGTCCCCTCCTGGCATCCTACGCAAGCGTGGGTTCCATGAACAGCCATATCTCGCTGTTCGATGGGACCTCGTTTCTAATGATCCCTATGGACGAAGCCCCGGGATGGATGCTCTCCCAGATGTCAAGCAGCTCCAACTCGAAGTAAAACGCAAAGGCCAAGGCATTGACAAACAAGTCAACCCGCCGATGCTGGCGGATATCCAGCTCAAGAACCAACCTGCTTCTCTCCTGCCGGGAGGCATCACTTATATTAGTGGCATGGTGTCTCAAGGCCGGGTTGGATTTGCACCAGTATATCAAGTCAATCCCAACCTTTCCGATATGAAGGAGGATCTCATTGAAGTCCGAGAGCGAATCAAAGAGACATTCTACAACAATCTCTTCCAAACAATTAGCCAGTATGAAACGAGAAGCAACGTTACGGCAGCGGAGATTGATGCACGCCGATCCGAATCAATGGTTATGCTGGGACCAGTTCTCGAGAGACTCTGCTTCGAGGGGCTCAAACCGGCTGTTGAACGCACTTTTGCAATCGCATCCAGAGCGGGCATCTTCCCTCCCGCTCCCCAAGAAATCAGAGGAAAAAACATAGAAATCGACTTCGTCTCGATGCTCGAGCTTGCGCAGGATGCTGCGCAGATGGCTGGAATAGAGCGGATCATGCAGATGGTTGGCCAACTAGAGGGTGTACGGCCAGAGGCCATCGACGTCGTGGACACCGACTATGGGATCATGAAAGCATCCCACCTGCTCAACAATGATCCCAAGCTGATCCGCTCGCCAGCCGAACTCCAACAGATCCGACAGCAGCGCGCCCAACAGCAACAGGCAGCGCAGCAAGCAGCCGCCGCCGACCAAGCTCAGAAACTCTCTCAGGGCGCAAAGAACCTCTCCGAGACGGACGTCGGTGGGGGTCAGAACGCACTTCAACGAATGGCAGGAGGTTTGGGTGGCTAAACGACGTTGGTATTCAGTAGTTGCTTGCAAGGAAGGTGGCTATATTAGCACGATGGGCTACCTTGCCACTTCCGCGATGAGGGCATGGCGCCTACATGCTGTTGACCACCCTGGTTGGGACGTTGTTGAAGCGCGTCGAGCGACCAACAAAGAGCTCCGA